ACAGGTGACCGAAAGATGGAAAATGGATATGCAATCAGATTCATTTTTATCTAAAAACATTCGGCCACTTGTGCTGGTGTATCTTACATCTATATTTACTATTTTAGCATTTGCTGATGGCAATGTAGGCGGCTTTGAAGTTGCGCAAGAATATATTCCAATATTTCAATCATTATTAATAACAGTATACGGTGCGTATTTTGTTGGGCGCACGTGGGAAAAATCAAAAAAATCCAACAATAATAATTAAATTAAATCAAATGTCAAAAATTACAGATGAGCAGTTAGAAAAGCTACATAAACAACAAACTGCATTAAATTCATTACTAAGCAAGATTGGTATCGCGGAGTCTCAAAAACATGCACTGCTGCACGAAATTGCAAGTGTAAACCAAGAGATTGAAGAGTTCAAAGCTGAACTTGAAGAAGAATATGGTTCTGTTAACATTAATTTAGAAACAGGCGAATATTCTAAAATTGAAAAAGATGAAGCTGATAAGAAAGATTAGTATTGGGTCAGACTATAAGAATGACGCAATGCATTATTCAATAGGTCAGCAAGTATATGGCGGTCACGAAATATCCGCTATACTGTTTGAAGACGAAGATACTTCGTACAATATCTACATTAAGAAAAACTCAGAGGTTTTGCCATGGAAGAAATTTAACTCTAACATGGCAATTTCCGTTGAGTACGATCTTGAATACTAATGAAATCATTATACCAATTTATAGTAAAACCTAAAGGCGAACGATATAATAATACTAAAAAAGTAGGCGACAGTAGCCTACTACTAAATACAAGTATAGAAAGCTTTCGTCACATAAACAAAGAAGCTATAGTAGTTTCCACTCCCTCAGCGTTTAATACCAACATAAATATAGGAGATACTGTTTTAATACATCACAATATATTTAGAAGATGGTACGACATGAAAGGAGCTGAAAAAAACGGAAGTATGTATTTTAAAGATAATATGTATTTTGTCAACGTAGATCAGGTTTATGGTTATAAAAAAAATAACAATTGGGTTATGGTTAACAATAGATGTTTTATAAAGCCCATTAAAGAAACAAGCTCATATTCAAACGAAAAAGAGCAAAAGCATATTGGTATACTAAAGTATGGTAATGATGTGCTAGAAGCACTCCAGATTAGCCCAGGAAGCTTAGTAGGCTTTACACCTAGTAGCGAATGGGAATTTATTATAGACGATGAGCGTCTTTATTGTATGAAATCAAATGATATAGCTATTAAGTATGAACGTAAAGGACACGAAGAAGAATATAATCCGAGCTGGGCAAAAAGCAGTTAATGAATTAATTCGCGTTGCTGAAGAACAGATTATAACGGACACTGAAGATGACCTTTCAGCCGATAGACTTAAAAATGCCGCAGCCACTAAAAAGTTAGCGATCTTTGATGCGTTTGAAATACTAACACGCATAGACGAAGAAAGATCATTATTAGAAGGTGAGAATCAGGCGGCTAAAGCTAAATCATTTAAAGGCTTTGCAGAAGGTAGATCAAAATGAATTATACTCAGACATTATTTGAGGTTCTGCCTAATTATATAAGCAAGAAAGTTCTTAATAAAAAGAATAGGTATAAGCAATGGAAATACGGCTATGACAAAGAAAGCGATGTTGTAGTTATAAGTAAAACCGGAGAAATTGGAGATGTGTATAGCATACAAAATCTTAAAATAGCTTTGCCAAAAATATCTAATCCATATAAATTTAAAAAAAATACGTGGAATCAAATAGATTATCCTAAAGAACTTGAAAAAATAAAAAGTGTATTTGAGTGGAATCAAATGCCTGAATACTTTAAAGAAAAATATTATGACTACATTGACGAAGAGTTTAAGCGCCGTGACCAGGGGTTTTCGTTCGTTAACAAAGGCAGCTCTACTTATATTACTGGCACTCATTACATGTACTTGCAGTGGAGTAAGATTGACGTTGGGGCCCCTGAATTTAGAGAAGCAAACAGATTATTCTTTATATTTTGGGAAGCATGCAAGGCCGATTCACGGTGTTATGGAATGTGCTATCTTAAAAACAGACGCTCTGGGTTTTCATTCATGGCATCGGGAGAAACTGTTAACATGGCAACAATATCCTCCGATTCAAGGTTTGGTATACTGTCCAAATCTGGGGCTGATGCCAAGAAAATGTTCACCGACAAGGTCGTGCCAATATCCGTTAACTACCCGTTCTTTTTCAAACCAATACAAGACGGTATGGACAGACCAAAAACCGAACTGGCGTATAGGGTACCCGCATCAAAGCTTACCAGAAGAAAACTTGATCAAGGCGAGAAGCCGGAGGAGCTCGAAGGGCTTGATACAACAATCGACTGGAAGAACACGGGTGATAACTCCTACGACGGCGAGAAGCTCAAGCTCCTTGTACACGACGAATCGGGTAAATGGGAACGGCCGGACAACATCCTCAACAACTGGCGGGTTACAAAAACGACACTTAGATTAGGTTCCAGAATCGTAGGAAAGTGTATGATGGGCTCGACATCAAATGCATTAGATAAAGGTGGAGCAAATTTTAAAAAGTTATACGAGAATTCAAACGTTACTGAACGAAACCGCAATGGACAGACTAGCTCGGGACTATATTCTTTGTTTATACCTATGGAGTGGAATTACGAAGGATTCATTGATACTTATGGAAACCCTGTCTTTGATACACCAAAAGAACCAGCGGAAGGGCCATACGGCGAACTAATTGACCAAGGGGTAATTGAGCATTGGCAGAATGAAGTTGATGGTCTTAAAAATGATCAGGACAGCTTAAACGAATATTACAGGCAATTTCCAAGAACGGAACAGCATGCTTTCAGAGATGAAGCAAAAGAATCTTTATTTAATCTAACTAAAATTTATGAACAGATAGATTATAATGAAGAAGTTCAAAACGGAATGCAAGTCACACAAGGTAGTTTTCAATGGGAAGGCGGGGAACAAGATAGCAATGTAATATTTGCGCCAAACACAAATGGAAGATTTAAAGTATCTTGGGTGCCTCCTAAAAATTTACAAAACCGTGTGATAGTAAAGAATGGCGTCAAATACCCAGGTAACGAGCACATTGGTGCTTTTGGGTGTGACTCATACGATATATCAGGTACAGTTGATAAGAGGGGATCAAAAGGTTCTTTGCATGGGCTAACTAAGTTTAGCATGGAAGATGCGCCTCCTAATATGTTTTTTTTAGAATATATTGCGCGGCCCCAAACAGCTGAAATATTTTTCGAAGATGTACTTATGGCTCTAGCATTCTATGGAATGCCCTTATTGTGCGAAAATAATAAACCTCGATTATTATACTATTTAAAAAGAAGAGGTTATAGAGGGTTTTCAATGAACCGACCAGATAAGCTTTGGAATAAGCTTTCTGTTACAGAAAAAGATATAGGCGGTATACCAAACTCGTCTGAGGACATTAAGCAAGCGCACGCTGCAGCAATAGAAAGTTATATAGAAAATTATGTTGGTCAAGTTACTGAAGGTGTATATGGCGATACGTATTTTCAAAAAACCCTAGAGGACTGGGCTGGATTTAATATAAATAACAGAACAAAATTTGACGCAACAATTAGTTCTGGATTAGCTATTATGGCTTGTAATAAAAACAGGTATAGACCATCTGCTGAAAAAGTAATTAAGTCTGTTCCGCTGAGTTTTAAAAAATATAACAATAAAGGATATAGTTCAAAAATAATATAATAAATGGTTAATACTAATTACAACAGCTCGTTTCCCGATCAGGTGGTACCTAATGAGGAAAAGCAGTCATTGGATTATGGTTTGCAGGTAGCGAGAGCTATTGAAAACGAGTGGTTTAGAAATAACCGTGGAGGAGATCGTTTCACTTCTAATTTTCAGGAGTACCATAGGAGAAGATTATATGCCAGGGGCGAGCAGTCTATTCAAAAGTATAAAGATGAATTATCTATTAATGGTGATTTATCCTACTTAAATTTAGATTGGAAGCCTATACCTATTATTCCTAAATTTGTAGATATCGTGGTTAATGGCATGTCGCAGCGCCATTATGAAATAAAAGCGAGCGCTCAAGATCCTGTTGCTCAAAAGAAAAAAACAGATTACGCTAGAGGTATAATGTTGGATATGAAAAAATATCAGCAGCTTATGGCGTTAACAGAGCAAACAGGTAGAAATTTCTTTTCTACAGACAACCCACAATCATTGCCAAAAAACAAAGAAGAGTTTGAACTGCATATGCAGATGGATTATAAAGAGTCTGTTGAATTGGCAACTGAGCAGCTTATAAATAACTGTTTAGATAAAAATAAATACGACGAAACTCGTAAAAGAATTATACAAGACTTAGTTGTATGCGGTATAGGAGCAGCTAAAACAGAATATAATAAATCAAATGGATTACAAGTAAAATATGTTGACCCTGCAAGCTTAGTATATTCTTATACTGAAGATCCTAACTTTGATGATTTATATTATATAGGTGAAGTGAAGCAAATTTCATTAAGCGAAATAGCTAAGTTATTTCCATACCTTTCCCCACAAGATATTCAAGAAATACAAAAGTACCCTGGTAATAATGATTATATAAGAAATTATTACGGGCAAAACGATAACAATACAATAAGTGTTATGTTTTTTGAATACAAAACTTTTGAAAAGCAAGTATTCAAAATTAAAAGAACGGAGTTTGGTTTAGAAAAAGCATTAGAAAAAACTGATATATTTTCGCCTCCTCCAAGTGATAATTTTGAAAGAGTAGAAAGAGTTATTGAAGTCTTATACACGGGAGCTAAAGTACTTGGCCATGAAAAAATGCTTTCGTGGAAGCTAGCTGAAAACATGACAAGACCATACGCTGATTCTCCTAAAATTGAAATGAATTATAGTATAGTAGCGCCTAGAATGTATAAAGGCAAGATTGAATCGTTAGTTAGTCGTGTCACGGGCTTTGCAGATATGATTCAGCTTACACATTTAAAATTACAGCAAGTTATGTCTCGTATGGTACCAGATGGTGTTTATGTAGATGTTGACGGCTTAGCTGAGGTTGATTTGGGTAATGGCACTAATTATAATCCGGCAGAGGCATTGAACATGTATTTCCAAACCGGTAGCATAGTGGGACGATCATTTACACAAGATGGTGATATGAACCCCGGCAAGGTGCCTATTCAAGAGTTACAAACATCATCTGGACAAGGAAAAATTGCTTCGCTTATTAGCACGTATCAATATTATTTACAAATGATAAGAGACGTAACGGGATTAAATGAAGCACGCGACGGGAGCACGCCGGATAAGAATGCGCTGGTAGGGCTACAAAAGCTTGCAGCTGCAAATAGTAACACTGCTACAAGGCATATATTACAATCAGCTTCTTTTATTACGCTTAGATTGTGCGAAAACATTTCTTTAAAAGCTAAAGATATATTTGAATTTGCTTTAACAGAAGAAACATTGTTAGAAAGTATAAATCAATTTAATGTTGAAACACTAAAAGAAGTTTCGGATTTACATTTGCATGATTTTGGCATATATTTAGAACTTGAACCTGACGAAGAAGAAAAAGCTCGTCTTCAACAAAATATACAGGCTTCATTACAAGCCGGTTCAATATACTTAGATGACGTAATAGAAATACAAAACATTAAAAATATTGATTTAGCCAATAAGTATTTAAGACTTAAAAGGCGTCAAAAGCAAGAGCAAGATCAACAAGCAAGTCAGGCTAATATACAAGCACAAGCACAAGCGAATGCTGAAACAGCAGAAAAGGCAGCCTTAGCTGAAATGCAAAAACAACAGGCTCTTACAGAAACTAAACTGCAACTAGAACAAGGTAAGTCTCAGTTTGAAATACAAAAGCTTGAAAGAGAAGCAGAAATTAAAATGCGCTTAATGGAACTTGAGTTCCAATTTAACAAACAGCTAGCCGAAGCGCAAGCTGAAGCTTTAAAAAATAAAGACGCTTATAAAGAAGATAGAAAAGATGAGCGTACTAAAATACAAGCTACGCAGCAATCAGAATTGATTGACCAGCGAAAAAACGAAACACTGCCAAAAAACTTTGAATCCGCAGGATTTGATGTGTTGGGCGGATTTGACTTAGGTCAGTTCGATCCTAAGTAATTTTTATTAATTTTATAATATTTTATCATGACAGAAACAGTCAAGCAAGAGGGCGAATTTAAAGTTAAACCCCGAAAAATGAAAAAGCTTTCTGATACACCTAAAACTATCAAAGTAGATTTATCGGAAAAGCCGGAAAAAACACAAGAAACAGGTAATACCATTAAGGTAGATCTTACTGAAAAAAAAGAAGACGATGCCGTTCAAGTCAGTCCAACAGATGAGAGCAATGCTCCTGTCGAAGAATCCAAAGACTCGCCAAGTAGCGAAGAAGTGGTTGAAGAAGTACGGGTCACCGAAGAAGAACCTGTAATACAAGAAATAACACAGGAAGAGGTTCAAGAGCAAAAAGAAACTCTGCAAGAGCAGGTTGAAGAAGCTGTGCAGGAGTCGCAAGACACTGCTGAACCATTACCGGAAAACATTCAAAAAGTTGTAGACTTTATGGGTGAGACCGGTGGAACATTAGAAGACTATGTAAGATTAAATGCAGATTATTCTAATGTAGATAACAATACACTTTTGCGAGAATACTATCGCCAAAGCAAACCTCATCTTGATTCAGAAGATGTAAATATACTTTTAGAGGACTTTACATGGGATGAAGAATTAGACGAGCAGAAAGATATACGTAAGAAAAAAATTGCGTATAAAGAAGAAGTTGCAAAAGCTAAAGGTTTTTTAGAAGGGCTGAAAGATAAATATTACGACGAAATCAAGTTGAGACCCGGCGTAACTCAGCAACAAAAAGAAGCAGTTGACTTTTTCAATCGATACAATGAAGAACAGCAAACTATAAAGCAGCGAACTGATAATTTTCAAGGGCGTACAAAAAATTATTTTAACGACGATTTCAAAGGTTTTGATTTTAAACTCGGTGAAAAACAATTTAGGTACGGGATAAAAGATAATTCTTCAGTCGCAAATCAACAATCAGATATAAGTAACTTTATCAAGAAGTTCTTGAATGACAAAGGTGAAGTGTCAGATTTAAGTGGATATCATAAAGCTTTATACGTAGCTAACAATCCTGA